GATGGAATACAGGTCGCCGTAGCCACCCGTATTTTTCACATCGGAGTTCGCGGTCGTCACACCAGTCGCCCCAGGCAAGAAATACCCGTTCGGCGAAATGAGATACCGCACGCCGTTCTTGTCGCTTCCGCCCTCACCGACCAAAGTGGCCGAGCCGTTGGCATAGTCAACGGGGAGCACAAAGCCCTCGATGTGTCGAAGGTCGAAGTAGCTCCGCTCGTCAGCCAAGCCCCAGTAGGACGGCATGATGCTCGAAGACCCAATCCGCTGCGATGCGAAGACGGCGGGGCTGAACGGCTGCATCTTATTGATGCGGGCCGTACGAATTGCCCGGTCCAAGATCGCACGATCAAGGATCGCGTTGACAGTGGCCGGAGACGTTCCGCTCGCATACACGATATTCGTCGCGTCCGCCCACATGTCGCGATACAGCTCGTCGAAGGTCTCACCGGCTTGCTGTCCAAGCAGCTCGATGTTCTCCAACGCCTGCGGGTCCGGCTGAGTATTAAGCACCATATCGGAGTCTTCGATGAAGTCTCCGTAGGGCTTAATCGTCATGGACACGTCAGTCTTCGTTTTCTTTTTACCGGCCGGAGGCGTACCTTCGTTCAACGGGGTCTTGGCTTTCGCCAGGGCCTCGAAGCGCCGGAAGATCATGGTCTTACCAGTCCGCTGTTTCAAGCTGTACTTGCGCACAGGAACTTGGTGAATCAGCGGGTACGTCGAACGCACAAGCAACAGCGTGTTGTACACGCTCTGCGTAGCGTCTGAGCTGGTGCTGTCGGTGAATTGGGTAGTTAAGTTCTCAGCCATTTAACCGCCGCTCTTTAGCCTCTCGATAAAGTCTTCAAAGGATTGAGTGCCCGGTTCCGGCATCTGGATGCCCTTACCCTTCGTCCCGCCCTTGACGCCCGTTTCGAGAGCTTTCGATGCGGCCTCCTCTACGTTGTTGATGAGTTCTTTCCGTGCTGCCACGGCATCGCGTCCCACGAGCTTCGGATTGCGAATGATCGCGAGCGCCACCGCGAGCATCTGGCCCATCGGGCCCATCTTCGCCATCAGCGCCTTATGCCGGTTGTATTCGCGTTCGCCAGCCTTAAAGGCTTCGCTCTCGTGGTCCTTGAGTGCCGGGAGGGTCTTCAGGAAGTCGTCTTGAATAGCCGCAAGACTTTCCTCGATGTGACCCCGTTCCTCGTCTTCTTTCTCTTTGGATCGCACAGTCACTTCAGCGCGCTTCTCTTTTGCTTCGTCCAAAAGATCCTGCGCCACCTTCGCACGGGCGACTCGCTGCTTCGCACTTTCCTCGGCCTCCGCGTCTCCGCGTGCCTGAGCAACGTGCAACTTCGCGGTAGCATCGACAAGCTCGTCTCGCCATTCGTTCGAGACCCGCTTGAAGTCGGGATCTGACATCTTCGTCAGCTTGACGACCTGACGGTCCTTCTCCGATAGTTCCTTGGTGTCGGACTTCTCGGCGAGTTGGTTCACCTTCGCTTCGAGGGATTCGAGTTTCTCGTCCTTCTCACGGTTCGCTGCGCGAACGCGCTTCAATTCTTTGCGAAGCGCCTTAACGGAGGCCGGTTCACTCTCGTCTTTAGTGTCTTCCTCTTTGCTCGGTTCTTCCTTCTCGTCGGATTCCTTTTCGGTCTCAGCTTCGTCGGGCGCAGACCCCGGTTCTTTTTCTGCCGTTTCGTCTGCCGATTCCTTCGCCTTCTCTTCCTTCTTTTCAGGGGCCTTGCCCGCGAGCGCGGCCGCGAATTCAGGAGAGTTAAAAT